CGGACGGAAGGCAAGTCTATGGTAAGCTTCGGCGGTCGGCTATGCCGAGTGATATGGGATTTGACTGGCGACTGGGCGAGATTCATCTGGAGTTCTATTGCCCGGACCCCAAGGTCTACACGGGGGACGTTCAGGTAAAGACGCTGATCGCGGGTGCGGGACGGTTATCGGGCCGCACCTACGTTCGCGGCTACACCCTGGCGTCCGGCGCGCCGAACTACGTTTCGCCCAAGGGCTGGCAGTACCCGGCTCTAAGCCAGGTGGTCTCCGACGCCCAGATGACCAACACGGGCAACGTCGACGCGCCGGTGGAATGTATCCTTGACGGCATCCTGCAGAACCCCCGGATCGAGGTCGTCGGGGTTAGCCAGTTCCCGCTAAGCGTCACGCTCGGTACGGGAGACCGGCTGATCGTTACCCGCGACTACCACCTGTACCTCAACGGGGTCGAGCGGCGCGACCTCCTCGGCGTGGGAGCCGAGTGGCCTGCTATCCCTCCGGGTACCTGGACGATTCGGCTGTTCGCTCAATCGGGTAACGGCACCGCCCAGATCACGACCCAATCGGCAAACCTATGACGGGTCCCAACGAGGGTATCGATACCACCCTGGTCGTGCGGAGCATGCAGACCCGGGCGATCCTGGCGATGCTGCCCTGGTCGTCGTTGCAGTACGAGGCGCGAATCAACAGCGCGGGTCAGATGACCGCGACGATCCCGGTGCTGGACGGCGGGATGCAGGGTATTTTGCTGCCGGGGCGCGTGCTGATCGGGGTGCTGCGTGGATCGTCACCGGTGTGGTCGGGCATCCTGTGGAAGCGGCAGTTCAATCCCTCGGGGACGCTGACCATCGGCTGCGAGGAGCTGCTCTCCTACTGGGACCGACGTCGTATTCGCCAGACACTGATCTTCACCCAGATCGATCAGTCGATGATCCTGTCGACACTGTTCACCCTCCCGCAGCAGGACACCTATTCGAACCTCGGCGTCGCGCTCACTGGCAACATCACCACGGGGGTGCGGCGCGACCGGACCTACTACGGTTACGATCGTAAGAGCTACGGTGAGTCCATCCGCGCGCTGTGCGGCGTGATCGACGGACCGGATATCAAGAGCGAACCGGCATTCAGTGCCAATGGTGCGTGGACCGACTCGATTCGGGTGGGCTATCCCCGGCTCGGGCGCACCCTTGCCAACAGCAGGGTCACGTTTATCGTGGGCGTGAACTGCGAGATCGAGTACTGGCTGGAGGACGCGGCCAGCTCGACCACAGTGATCGAATGTCTGAGCACGAACCCGGCCGACGCGACCAACCCGTTGCTATCTCGGTACGAGGCGCAGTTTATGTACGGCGCGGGCTGGATGCGCCTGGAGGACGCACTGAGCTTCACCGATATATCCGTCCAGGCCACGCTCAATGAGAAGGCCAAGGCCGAGCAGGCCGCCCGATCGGGGGTCATCCTGACCGTCACGATCTCGCTCCCCGACGCGGACCAGGATCCGGTGCTCGGGACCTACGGCGTAGGCGACGATTGCCGACTGATCATCCCTCCGGGGCCGATGTTCATCGAGGGCTACGACCTCCAGGTTCGGATCGCCTCGATCAGCGTCGACGCGGGCCAGATGGACCGAGTCAAGGTGCAGATGGTCCCCGCTCTGCTCGACGGCACGGTGATCATCCCTGTGTCCTCAACATTCCAGGCGGTACCCCAAGCCGGACTGCAAGTCACCCCCACGGTGCCGGAATCGGAGATCACCGCGATACCGGAGGTAGCCGAATGACCCGCGTGGCGCGCTCCCTCGACATATCCGAGTGGCTGACCCGCACGGAGGAGCGACTGTCCACGGCGGAGCGTCGGCTCGCTGCTGCCGCGCGACCCGCTCAGGGCGCGACCGCCACCATCTACGGACCGAACCTCCTGCCCAACCCCGACTTCGAGACGGCGGGCAACGTAGACCTATCCGGCTGGCAGAACCTCCAGTACGGGGCGCCCGTCACGGGATCTGACGCCATTTCGGGCGTGTGGAGCTATCGGATGCTCCACTCGGCGCAACAGCCGGTGATCACCCGAGAGAAGCGCTCGATTAACATCCGGCCCTACGCTTGGCGAGTGTACAAGGGCGACAACACCTACAAGTCGCCGGTCGGCTCGGACGGCTACGATCACCTGTTCCAGGGCCAGTTCGATGCTGTGGACGGCAACCAGCGCTGCTACATGTGGTTCGATCCGGCTGGATTCCAGGATCTCGTCAGCTCGGTACCGGGCGACTGGGTGTCCGCCGACCTGCTGCTCTTCTGGGAACACTGGTATTGGTCCGAGGGCGGTACCCACATCCTCGGCGCGCACACCGTCACAACACCTCCTGCCGTGGGTGCGGTCGGCCCACTGACTAACAGCTTCCCCAACCTAGTCCAGTTCAGCTGGCCGGGCCGGTACATGTGGGGCTCGTGCCCGATCATCTCGATCGGCGGGATCTGCGACCGGCTCAGGGATGGCACGTTCCGTGGCTTCGAGTTCGGCCCAGGCCCGACCACCAACCAGACGTACTACGGTTACGCCCGACCGTACGACGCCCAGCTACGCGTTACCTACTGGAAGACGACCAACATCTCCCTCGGCGGCAACACGTCGGAGGTGCGCTCCAGCGGGATCGGGGTGACGGGCGGGAACGTAAAGTGGAACATGGGCGTATCGGTGCTGAGCACCGTTCCGGCCGTCGCCACGATCGGCGTGTGGTGGAAAAACAACGTCGGCACGATTACCGACGTTGACGTCGGGACGGCGAACCTCGGTGCAAGCGCGATGTCCCCGCTGACGGGCACGACCGGAGCAGCATTCTCCGACGCAGCGGTCGACATGGGCTGCTACATCAAGATGAACGGCTCGCCCCCATCGGACGGTGCGGGGGGTACTGTCCCGTGGAACTATACAGTTGACGACTTCTACCTGCGCCAGCTGATCGCGGGATAGGGAGCTAACCATGACACTCAAATGTCTATTCCTCCAACAGGGTACGTACAACGCCCTAGACGACCGAATGATCGGCGGTCTCTGGCTCGACCCAACGACCGACCCGTTGTCCGGCGGTGGGCGCATCATCACCGGTCTGCTCGCCTCGGCGCAGGCGACCCCGAACATGACGATCCTGATGTCGCCTGGTCGTGCAGTTTGTCCGACCCCGGCGTCAGACGGGGGTGGTTACATCGTGATGAACGACGCCAACGCCACGATCACTGTGCCTCCCGTTAGCACCCTGCCGCGCGCCGATCTGGTGCTCATGGCGGTCGACGACGGCGACTATTCGGGTGCGGTCTACGCACCCAAAATGTACGTGCTGGCGGGGACGCCCGCCGCCTCACCGGCCTATCCGACCCAGCCCAACGGCACCGTTCTACTGGCCTATCTCAACCACCTGGCTAACGCCACCTCGGTCGCCCAGTCGGCGATCCAGCGTAACGCTGCGGGCAACCTCCACGAGTGCGAGTACCAGGCCACCACCGTTCAGGCGATCCCGACCGGCACCGACCGACCGATCGCCTACGGAACCGCGATGTGGCTCACCGCCGACGTCACCAAGGGCACGAGTACGGCGGGTGGGATCGCGGACGCTCGATTCCAGCTCAACCGGGACGGGATCTGGGCGATCGACGCGGGCTGCCGCATGCAGGTGGGCACGGGGTTCAGCGGCGGGATCTGGCTCGGGCTGGACGGAGCTGGCATGAGATTCGCCGGCAACATCCAGAACCAGGGCGCGGCGGCCAACATCGAGTGCAACGTCTCGTGCGTCCGCCGATTCGGTGCCGCGACGGGACTGAACGTGAACGCCTGGCACAACGCGGGTGTGTCGAAGAACACGGATCCGTTCAACCAATCGATGCACTTTAGAGCCACATGGCTCCGACCCTAGGAGAGATCATGACCGCGCCAATCAATATGTGCTTCAAGTGCGCCAAGCTGGCGGCTGCTGATCGGCCCCTCGACCCGAACCCACCGCACGATCCGCTGTCCACGGACGGCACCATCGTTCGGGAGGGCCAGCTCCTGTGCCAGTATCACGCGACCGCGCACGACAACGCCGTCCACGTCGGCGGAGTGGCTCACCGATAGGAGTATCATGCCGCTATGGAACGATCTGGATCGAGCATTCCAGGGATCCGGCCTTACCGTAATCGAATACGAGGGCTGGCGGAACCGAGGACACGGGACCCCTGGCCCTGTGGAAGGTGTGGCCTGCCATCACACAGCCGGACCTCCGACCGGGAACACCCCGTCCCTGAACACGGTGGTCTACGGCCGGAGTGACCTACCCGGTCCGCTCTGCAATCTGTATCTCTCGCGCAACGGCGAAGTGTACATCGTCGCCTCGGGGATCGCCTACCACGCGGGTGACACGCTCCAGGGCTGGCAGGACAACAACTCGGCCGTCGGGATCGAGGCCGAAGCCACGGGGGTGGATCCCTGGCCGAAGGGCCAGTACGACGCCTACGCCCGGATGTGCGCCTGCCTGGCCAGCTATTACCGTCTGCCACTCGATCGGGTGGTCGGACACAAGGAGATCTGCGACCCGCCCGGCCGTAAGATCGACCCGAACTTCAGCATGCCCGATTTCCGTACCGCCGTAAAGTCAGGCGGCAATGTCCCCGCCCAAGCCGCTCAAGACTTCCCCGACGACGAGGAGAACCAGATGTTCATCTTTTTCGACGCAGTAGATGTGACTCCCCCTCCCCCGACGCCCGAGCCCGATCCGCCGCACGTCGAGCACCACACCACCCCTGTCTACGAGTACCGGTTCCACGGGCAGCGCACCTGCGAGGCCGGTGGCGGATCCAACATCGCCAAGTCCGCGTGGTGCTGCTTCTCCGTAGCCTGGGGCAACTGCTCCGTGTACATCGCGGCCGGTGACGGCAAGGGCCGGATGTGGAACTTGCTCGGCTCGCCGGGCAAGCTGGCTGGCGTCAAGAACAACAGCCAGATCCCGTTCCCCCTGCCAGACGGCGCACGCTTTGTCTCGATCGAAGGCGTGCGCGACAACGCTGGTACTGTCGTTGCCTGCGACGTCTACAACCTACGTTAAGCAGTGCATCCTAGGTCTGGAACGCCCGACCTGGGAAGCCTGCACACCTCCGAGGTACGATGTGGAGCTAAGCGATAACTTCACCTGGATGGTAGGGTCCCTGGCTGTGCTGGGGCTGATACTGGTGCTGATCGTATTCTTGGCGACTCGGGACGCGAAGCGGCACCGTCGTTAGCGACCAGATGGGCTCGTAATGAATCACCGCCTGCGGCTGGCCGTAGCGTTCGGGCTGCCGCTCGTCGTAATAGTCACGCTCATCGTACTCACTGCCATCATCCGGCCAGGCCTCGACCGGATCATAGCTCTCGCTCTCGGCTGTGCCTGCATGGGCCTCGTAATCGGTGCTCAGCTGACCGTTGACCATTTCCGGCCGCCGAAGCAGCTCGACCATGAAGACCACGATGCACGTGAGGAACAGCCCGACCAGGCCGAACCCGACGATCCCTCCGGCCAAACCCGCGAGGGCAACCACCGAGCCGACAGTTAGCGCGATGAACATTCCGGTTAGAGCGATCAGCAGGATCGCGAACCCGGTAAATAACCCGGGTGGGCGGTGCTGATCGGGGGAGCGATGCTTTCCGGACACGAGCCCTCCTAAGTACAGACATGCCGGCCTACCAATTGAGCCTAGAGCCCGGTTGGCAGACCGGCAGACTGCGTCTTAGATCAGGACTGCGTGTCCTTCTCCATGTATTCCCACACGACGCCCCCATGCGTCGAGAAGACCTGGCCGTCTTCGAGCGTGATGTTGCTCGGCCCGTCCACGTTGATCACCTTGATGATCTGGCCGTTGCCGTCCGTCACGGTGGCGTACGGTGCAACCCCGTCGTGGGAGCCGTCGGTGTGGTACCGACCAGCCGGGACGTCGCGCCCCACCTTGTACTCGTTGCCGTTCACGATCCCGTGGATGACCTTGGTCGGCGGGGCCTGCGGGGCGACGATCGGCATCGGCACGGTGGGCACCGCTCCAACGGTGGGCGCGACGTACGGCGCGTGCGAGGCGGACACCGCGAAAATGGCGAACACGATGAACGCGAGGCACGGTGCAAGCACCATGCCCAGCAGCACCCATGGCCACTTGCGCGTCGGCTTGTTGTGGCGGGTCGGTGTGACGGTTTCCATTGAGCTTTCCCTTCCTGATTGCGGGGAACCCTTCCCCCTCAGTAATACAATTATATCACGCGGAAAGACACCGCGTCAAGTTCGGTATGATCCAAGTAACTCCCGTCGAAGAGCCCCGCCAGCCAGTGGCGTGTGACAGAGATCACGTTCGGAAACATTGCGTTACCCCCCTCGGACCTGATATAATTGTATTACAAGGTTGAGGGGGGCCACGGCCCCGGAGATCCGGTCCAGAGGACGCGGACTCGCGAAGGCCCCAAGCCCCCCTCTCCTTGGCCAACCGGCCAATCCGAGGGAAGGAACCCCAAATGTCGAACGCCACCAAGTCCCCCTGCTCCTGCAAGCGCTTCGGCGTTAACTGCGGCGGCACCACCTGGAACGTCTTCGCCCAGGGCCACGACGCCAAGGTGAAGGGCATGCTCCAGGTCGCGCACCGCAGCGGTCAGCGCGTCCGGGTCGACGGCCGGTTCGCTACGCCGATGCAGGCCGCCATGAAGGTGGCCCCCAACCTGGCGCGTTTCCTCGACGCTGCCTGATTGTCCGAGGCCCCCGGTCACTTGACACGGGGGCCTCGGTGTGTTATAATGGTAGTACAACCAAGGGAAGGGAAACCCAATGCAAGAAATGCCAGACCTCGGCGCTCAGGTGATCTACCGAGGGCAAACCCACTGGGTGAAGTGCATCAACCCGGCCGTCGACGACGAGGTGCAGATCGCGGTCACGCCGACCGGTGACCGCCCGATCTGGGTGCAGATCGGGCAGATCGAGTACCCGAGGCCGAGCCAGCCGGAGGCCAAGTCGCCGAGCCAGGTCCGGGATCGGATGACCACCGGCCAGGTCGAGGCGCTGTGCCGTATGGTCGCCACCATCGCAGACGCGCTCGGGATCGGGGACGACAACCTCACCGTGAAGATGGCTCGGTGGAACGTCGCCGAGCTGGATCTGTGGCGGAGGCACCAGGCCTGATGGACACCAAAGTCAACTGGGCGCAGATCCTCACCGCCACGTTCACCGGCCTGATCATGCTGATGATGCTGTACATAACCGTCAGCCTGATCAGTCTACAACACGCCCTCTCCGCGTACACCTACAGTCGCGGCTGGTAAGCCATGACGGAGATCGATCTCGTTGCGTGGGAGGCGGAAGCCCGCAGGCACAAATGTCCGGTGTGCAAATCGGAGCCCGGCGACCCGTGCACCCGCTATCCGGGCCATCCCAACAAGCGGTCGCATGCAGTTCGCGGTAAGCACCGCAACGGAA